CCGCCTTGGATACAAAGATGCGTCCCTTGGGAGATTTCGCAGGCGTGTTGCGGTTGATCTCAATGTAGCTGTCGTGCAGTGCTTTGACCTCCGCCGTGAGAATCCCCCAGCAGTCCTCCGCGCTCACGGTGAGCAAACGCCGCCAGACATAGGAACCAAATCCGCTGGCCCAAAGTTCAAGTGCCCAATATCCGGCCAGCTTTGCGTCTCCGCGCCGGATCCCCTTCTGCATCGCGCTCGACACTCCTGGGAAGGAATATCCGCGCTTGGTGTGTAAGTGATAACTCATCGTCTGTTAGAATGTCAGTTGGGCACACGACGTGAAAGCAGTTTTGATCACCATTTTAACAGAGCTTCACGGATTGACGACGCGGTGCATCCATTGCCACACGGTCCTGACTCTTGTAGGTTTCAAGACGGATGTGGGCTTTCCATTTGCGCTTGAGGTAGCGCTTCTCGGTAGCGATGCGTTCCTCACTACGAAACAAGCTATTGCCGCCGAGGTTCTTGTCGCGTTCTTGGACAAAACAAAACCGCGCCTCGTTCCACACCAGTCGATTGACCATGAGTTCCTGAAGCGTGGCATCGATGTCGCACTTGCATTTGAGAAGTTCGTCCCACTTGGGCACACCACCATTTTCATCGCGAACCACGCCGACCGCACCACCGACCCAGTGGTTCACCCCGAAGGGATCATTGCGTTGCAAAAGCCGCGGATCGCTCCGCTGGTGCCAGCCGAACAATCGTGCCCCTGCCCCACGAGCGCACCACGCCGAGTTTTCCAGCATGGCGAGAGTTTCGGCAATCGAGAGTTTTCGACAGCGCAAAGAAACCATGCACACGCATGCGGAAATATCATCGTCGAGCATGACGATGGCGTCCTCGGTAAAATGCTTGAGCACCCAATTGCGCACGGCACTAATCCCCGCGATTTCATCGGGGATGGTTTCGATGACGAGTCCCGTGTGACGGTAGTGATCAGCCTCGCTTACGGGAACGAGTAGCGTCGCCGTCGGGAAGAGCTTGTGGCTGGTGATCGAGCGGCTGCGACTCCGTGACAGGATCACTAGTCGTAGGGAGAGCGGGCGAAGTTCCGGCCATGATGGCGCGGCGGCAGAGTTCAATGAGTCGTTTTCCATGGAGTACGCGGCCTATGCCGATTTTTTTGGTTCTGCGTGTGATCGAATAGTCAACCTCCTGCACTCCCATGAGTTGCAGGACTTGCATCCAGTCACGCAGGTCGTGAAACATGAACACGAGGTAGTCATGGGTTTCAAAAGCTTGGCATTCCATGCGCGGAATGGTTTCGAGTTCTTCTTCAGGAGATCCTGCTTCGTCCATCAGTTTGCGAATCTCATCCTCCATGAAGCCGGTCAGTTCGATGTCGAAATCAGGATCGGCGTCAGCGATGGATTGCAGCACACGGCGCAAATCGTCTTCGTCAAGTTCAGCGAGTTCCGAGAGTCGGTTGTCAGCCAACAAGTCGGCAAGTTCCTCGGCCTCACTCGCATAGTCCTGTTCATCAATCGGGATGAGTTCACAGCCGATGAGTAGTGCCGCTTCCAGTCGTCCATGACCGCGAACGATGAGGCCTGAGCGTTTCGACACGGTTACTGGATTGCGCCAGCCTTGCTCTTGGATGATGGAGGCAAGCAATTGAATCTGATGCGCGCTATGGCGGTTCGGATTGCTGGGATTGGGTTTGAGTGAGTTCGGATTAACGAGGTTGGTATGGGCGCAGTGCACAGGAATGCTCATGTGCGGTGCTGTGCGTCAACTTCGATGATGACGGTTGACGCGTTCGCAACATGCAGATGGAAGCCGTATCACCAGACATCGCCAAAAAACTGCTCTCGCGTGACTTTGCCAATCTGGTCGGTCGCGTGCAGAAGGGAGGAAAGTTGACTCGTGCTGAACGCGCCATGCTGCAAACACTGGCGACGGGAAGCGGAGCCGCTCCCGCAACGGCAGCATCCTACGTCGAGCTCGCAGCGATCCTGGGAGTCACACGCCAGTCGATCAACAACTGGAAGAAACGAAAAGACGCACCAAAGCCCGCTGCGAATGGATTGCACGATGTGGCGGAATGGCGGGAGTTCATGCGACGTCATGATTTGAAAGGAAGTGAAACCACCGAACCGGGTGACATCGAATCATCACTCAAGGCGCGCAAACTTCTCGCGGAAGTGGAAGAGCGGGAACTTAGACTCGGCATCAAACGCGGTGACTTCGTGGCGGTGGAAGAAGTGCGACAGGCATGGACTGAGCTCGTAGCGCAGGCAACGTCGATGCTCCGCAAGAAGTTTGAGCAGGAATTGCCACCGATTCTCTCTGGCCTCGATGCCACAGGAATCCAGGAAGAATCCCGCCGCGCCATCGACGAGGTGTTGACGATTCTCCATCAGGGCGAATGAACAAGATCGAACCCTCACGTAAAAGATTAGAGCGCATCTGGTGTGAAGCATGGCGTCCTCCTGATCGTCGTCCACCGTGGGCATGGTGCGAGGAACATATCACCTCGATCCCCTACTCCCCCATCCCCGGGCGATTCCGTTCAGCAAACTCACCATGGATGCGTGAGCCCATGGAGGCCTTGGTCGATCCGAAGATCCGCATCGTCAGCATCATTGCGTCGATTCAGAGCGGCAAGACAAGCGTCGGCGAGTTTGGGTTAGCGCACATCATCGCGAACCATCCGGGGCCAACACTATGGCTGAACGAAACTGACGATGACGCCAAAGACCAAAGCGAAAGCCGACTCCAGAAACTCTTCGACGAGTGCCCACCTGTTCGCTCTCTTTACCCTGCCAATCGCCATAAAAAGCGTCTGGCTACCGTTCACTTCAACAATGGCATGACGCTATGGGTGCTCGGCGCACACAACAAGACCAACCTACAGCGCCGTTCCATTCGTTGGCTCATTGGGGACGAGACATGGTCTTGGCCGACGGGTCACATGGCGGAAGCAGAGGCTCGTGTCACCGCATTCGGCTGGCTGGGCAAGTGTCTGTTCATGTCACAGGGTGGTGAGGAAGACGACGACACTCACCGCAAGCATGAAACAACCGACATGCGAGTTTGGACATTTGCGTGTCCTCACTGCCACCAACGCCAGCCGTTCAAGTGGGAGCAGGTCGAGTGGAGCAAAGACGCCCGCGATGAATCAGGAGAGTGGGATTTTCAGAAGGTGCGCGACACCACCTCGATGCGTTGTGCCTCATGCAATCATTACTTCGAGGATAGCGATCGCACACGCCGTGAATTGAATTTGTCGGGCCGATACATCGTCACCAATCCCAATGCAACGAAAGAAAACGCGGGGTTCCACTGGAATGCCATGTGCGCGATGAGCTGGGGACGACTGGCTGAGCTCTACCTCCGAGCCAAAGCCGCAGCTCGCAAAGGCGACGTGAGTCTCATTCAACAGTTCTACCAAAAACGTCTGGCTCTGGCGTGGCGTGAATACCTGGAGGACTACAAACTCGACATCGTTCCGGGCGGTTATCTCAAGGGCGAAACGTGGGACGGTGAGGCAGGAGTCGATGCGCAAGGACGATTGGTTCCTGCCGGTGAGCCATGTGCCTGTCCACTTCGCATACTCACGGTCGATTGCCAGATGGACCACTTGTTTCTTGTCGTTCGCGCATGGGCCGAGGACGGATCCAGCCGCCTGATGTGGAATGAGCGTGTGCTAACGTTCACCGATGTGCAAACCGTACAGGAACGATTTGGCATTCACCCGAATCTTGTATTCGTCGATGCGGGTTACGCCACCTATGACGTCTACCGCGAATGTGCCGCGCACGGATGGACTGCGCTCATGGGTGACAAGCGGGCGACGTTTACCCACAAGGTCAAGGGCCGCAAATCGATCGAGAGGTTCTATTCCCCTCGTCGCAAAGTTGTCTTAGGTCGCGGGCAAACATGTTCGGTGTTCTATTGGTCGAACCTCAACATCAAGGACACTCTCGCGCGCCTTCGTCGAAATCAAAACCCTGATGACGGACCGGTATGGGAAGTTCCTGATGACATCGATGAGGACTATCTCGCGCAGATGGAAAGCGAGCACAGGATCAAGAAGAACGGCAAGTGGATGTGGGAGCGAATCGGTTCACGACCGAACCACCTGTTTGATTCGGAATCAATGCAGGTCGCCGCAGCCACCATGCTCAAGATCGTAGGACGAGAAGCCTCAACAACAGTTGACACTCCCGATGAAGAATCATGAGTCAATTCTCCGACTGGTTTGCCGCACAACAATTTCGTCACTTCAACGCAGATGAATTCGAATCGTATTTCGCGACGCAGCGAAAGGGAGTGAAGAACAGCACACCTCCTCAACCACTCTGGAAAAACATCGTGCCTGTCCTGCGCGTTGTTGATGAACTGCGCGAGTCTTACGGAAGACCATGCCGCATCCTCAGCTCCTATCGCTCACCAGCCTACAACAAGGCTGTCGGTGGAGCACAATTCAGTCAGCACAAAGAATTTAGCGCACTCGACATTACCTTCGATGGCTTGAGCACTCAGCGGGTCTATGAACGACTCATCGCATGGCGCAAGGCAGGCAAGTTCGTGGGTGGTCTCGGTTTGTATCCGACGTCGGGATTCGTTCACATCGACACACGCGGTCGCAACTCCACCTGGAAAGGAAAATGACCATGGCTCGCGGACTCTTCATCACCGGATTCACTGTTGCCGAGGTTCTCGCCATTCAACAGCGGGCAAAGTCACTGCTCATGGAAGGCAAGACCATCATGAACTGGAACGACGCTGAGACTTCGGTCTCGAAGCAGTTCACGATGCCCGTCGATCAAGTTCTTGAGGAATGTGCATACGCACTCAAGGTGCTCGATCCGCAAACCTATGGCAGACCACGAACGGTATCGGCTTCTTTCATTCACGGACACCTTGCGAAATGAATCGCTTCCAATCCATCGCCCGACTCTTGCTCCCACCCGTGCTTTTGCCCAAAGCATGGGGATCGTCGTTTGAGTCTGCGAACTGGTCGCCTCGTCGTGGTGCGGTGCCAGGAGCTTCTCCATCAGATGCACGCAAGGAACTCACGCCAGGCATCCGCACAGAACTGGTGCGCAAGTCGCGCTACCTTCATAAGAACTCTGGCTTCGTGCGCGAACTGGTGGCCAACATGGCGATCTACTCGACTGGTGACGGTATCCGCGTTCAGGCCCAATCTTCCGACGCATGGTGGAACCGCAGTGCTGAAGAATACTTTTCCTATTGGTCCGCGCGCTGCGACATCACGCAGCGGTTTTCTTTCGAAGAATGCCAGGCACTCGTATGTCGCGGAATGGACATCGATGGCGAATACTTCATTCACAAAACCCGCGATCTTGATGGCGAGCCACGCATTCAGTTGATCGAGAGCCACCGCATTGGTGATGAGTGGGGATCAAAAGAAACCGTCGATGGTGTTGGCCTCGATGCCTATGGCGCACCCGTGTTCTACCGCGTGCTGCAAGATGACAACTCGGCGTATGATCTCCCGGCATCGGCCATCCTTCACGTCCACGAACCTGAGTGGGCCGGTGGTGTGCGCAATCATCCCACGATCCAGCACTCGATCAATCATCTGCTCGATGAGATGGAACTCCTCGCGTTAGAAAAGCATGCGGTTAAAGACAATGCCGATGTGTCCCGCATCCTCAAAACAGCGCGAGGTGAGATCGACGACAATGGCGACTTCGTGGTGGGTAGTGCGCACACTGCGAATGACTCTAGCGACCCGATCAGCTTGCAACGCATCGTGGGAGGAAAGTTGGTCGCCCTCAAGCCTGACGAATCACTCGATAGCTTCCAGTCGAACCGACCCAGTCCCACCTTCACCGGCTTCCTCGAACACCTGCGTCGTGATTCAGCACTTGGCATGATCCCATTCGAGTTCGCAGCGGATTCGAGCAAGGTCGGTGGTGCGGGAGTTCGTCTCATCGTCGCCAAGGCTGACCGTCGATTTTCGTTTCGCCAAATGATTCTCGAAAGGCGTCTGATTCGTCCGATCTGGGCTTATGTGATTGGTGACGCGATTGCTCGGGGACTGCTGCCCGCCGTGGAGGGATGGTGGAAAATGGCGATTGTAGGACCAAAGCGGGTCACCGTTGATGCTGGTCGTGAAGCACAGCAAAACCGCGCCGATGTGGAAGCGGGCCTCAAGACAATCACCGATCACTACGCCGAGCTCGGAGCCGACTTCCGCGAAGAAATCGAGCGACGTGGCGCGGATGCCAAACTCATCCTAGAAACTGCCGCCAAGTATGGTGTGCCTCCTGAGATGCTGTGGAAGGCTGCTGCGGGATTATTGAATCCTCATCATGATCCAAGATGACATCGACATGAACCATATTTGTGTCGAGTTATTTCATCGCGAATGATTGACGAAAGCGGATCATTTCTGTAGGGGCTTTCAATACATTATGAAAACAATAACAACAGCCTCATTAATTCTGGCCGCATTGCATGTGCCAGCCGTCGCCATCGTATCCATCGACTATGTCACCATAGGCAACGCCGGTAACGCGGCAGATCCATCTACTGGACTCGGTGCGGTAGGCTATGAATACCAAATCGGTAAATACGAAGTTACCAACGCTCAGTATGCCGAGTTCCTTAATGCGAAGGCCGCCACGGATACCTATTCGCTCTACAACCCGAGCTCTTCATTCGTCAATCTGGGCATCAACCGCAACGGTTCCAGCGGGAGCTACACCTACTCGGTGACAAGTGAATTGGCCAATCGGCCGGTAGCACTTGTTTCTTGGTTTGATGCAGCACGCTTCACCAACTGGCTGGCAAATGGCCAGGGCGCTGGTGACACAGAAACAGGCTCCTACACACTCAACGGTGCGATGAGCGGCACCATCCTGAAAAACTTTGGTGCAGCCGTTTATATCCCATCGGAAAACGAATGGTATAAGGCCGCCTACTACAATGGCTTCACCTCATCCTACTCGCTCTATCCGAACGGTCAAAATACCATCACTACGGCTGATGCGAATTTCGCGCAGGTAATTGGCTCATCTACCGATGTTGGTAGCTATAGCGGAGATCCGAGTATGTATGGCACCTTCGATCAAGGCGGAAACGTAGTAGAGTGGAATGATACCGTTATTAATGGCAGCTTGCGCGGGATGCGCGGGGGTAGCTGGGCAAACCACCCGAACGACGACTATCTCGCATCCACGCCAACGCATACCACACCCGGCTCTCCGTCAGTCGAGGGCTCTGCCGTCGGATTTCGTGTTGCCAGTGTCGCGGCGATTCCCGAAACAAGCACGGCACTGCTTGGAGTGTTAGGCATTTTGAGTTTTCTCCGTCGTAAGCGTTGTTGACACCACCGCACGGGCGTGAACCCGGTAATCCAACATCGCGAATGGCTGATTCAACCTGATGCCCTGCAAGCCATCTCTGCCTCGTATCAATCGCAGGCAGAACGTGCAGGATTTTTCTCCCATCAAAGCCATCAAAATTCACTCCTATCGGTGGAGGATGGAATTGGAGTCGTTGCCATCGAAGGCCCGATCCTTCGCAAAGCTGATCTCTTCGCCAAGATGTTTTATGGAGCGACCAGCTCCGAGGAAATCGCCGAGGCTCTTCAAGAAATTGCGGGACGTGATGACATCAAAGCCGTGCTCCTCAACATCGACTCGCCCGGTGGCACAGTAGCTGGAACACCCGAGCTCGCGAATGCCGTTGCCGCACTCGACAAAAAGAAACCAGTCTATGCTTTTTCCTCGGGGCTCATGTGCTCGGCGGCTTACTGGGTTGCCAGCCAGGCACGCGCTATCTATGCCACCCCATCCGCGCAGGTCGGATCCATCGGCGTGGTGCAAGCCGTCGTCGATAACAGCGCCGCACTCGATCGCGCAGGCATCAAGGTGGAAGTTTTTTCAGTCGGCAAATACAAGGCGATGGGCGCACCGGGAACACCACTGACGGATGACCAACGAGAACTCATTTCTTCCAACCTCGCCGAGATCGCCGAGGAATTTTATAGCGCCGTTCTCGCTCGTGGTCGCGCCATCCCAGCTGAAGCGATGGAAGGACAGACGTTTAGCGGTCGCCAAGCACAGCGTCACAACCTCGCGGGCATGGTGTCAGATCGCAACGAGGCCATGCGGAGGCTCCGCGTCTATCACGCAGCGGTTGACACGAGTTCCCGTGCGATGACTGACACACTCGAAGACCAACTCGCCCAAGCTCGCATCCAGGTGGAAACCATGCAGCGGGATCACCAAGCTCAAACCGAACTTCTCACCGAAGCATCAGCGCATGCCGAACGCCTGACAGGCGAAGTGGAATTGCTAACTGCCGAAATCGATACCCTCAAGGCCGAGCGCGATACCGCCAGCGCCGAGGTCACTACGCTGCGCAAACAGGTCACAGACCTACAGGCATCCCAGTCTGACTTCGACAAACGTCTGCAAATCGAGGTGGCACGAGTGGTCGCCTCCACAGGCACGACGAAACCAGCGCAAGTGACTCCCGCCGGAGAAGCCACCCAATCCGCCGACCTTCACGCTCAATTCACCGCCATCAAGGACCCGACGGAGCAGACCGCATTCTGGCGCGGCCTCACCCCTCAACAACAAGCCCTCATTCTCAAACACCAAGCCTAATCGCACGCCATGCCCAATACCCTTACCAACGTCAAAGACATCAAGGTCGCCCAGCGGGCGCTAATGCCTTTCACTGCCAACCTCCTGCCGGTGACCGCATTTTCCACCGACTTCAGTCCCTTGCCTGCGGACAAGCTCGATACCGTGCGCGTGCCACTCGTCGGTGCGCCATCGACATCAAGTGACTTCGCCGGTGATTATTCCGCCAATGCCGATTCGACTGTCACCGTCGTGCCTGTGACCTTGAACCGTCACAAATATAAAACGGTTCACGTAACGGCAAAAGAATCTGCCGAGACTGCCATGACCGTGCTCGAAACTCTGGTGGAGGCAGCCGCCCAGCAACTGGCCCAAGACGTGCTCGTGGACATTTTCAGCTGCATCACCACAGCCAACTTCGGCGCACCAGGGATTGCCGCTCTTGCTGCCACGGCATTCGACTACAAAAAAGTGCTCAGTCTGCGCGAAGCCTGTGGCAATGCCAAGATGCCGCCCAATCCACGTTCGCTGGTGCTTGATTCCGGCTACTACACCAGCATGCTGGCGGATGACATCGTGGCGAAGAGCTTCAATCTCAACCTGAACGCTCCCGCCGTTACGGAAGGCATGGTCAAACGCATCGCGGGATTCAACCTCCACGAGACGACTCTCATCCCATCCGATCACGCGGAAAAGCTCGTCGGCTTTGCTGCACATTCCAGTGCCGTTGCCGTGGCCATGCGCTACCTGCAACCCGTGGCCGACTACCAAGAGTCCGGTGCCGTCACCGATCCAGCCACTGGCATGACCTTCGGCTACCTGCGCTTCACCGACACCCGCGCAAACAAGATCTTCGTGACACTGGAGTGTCTCTACGGATTCGCACCAGCCAAGACCGATGCCCTCAAGCGTATCGTCAAACCGTAAGAGATTCGATCGGAAAAATCAGGAGATAAAATGCCAAACGCCTGACTACCTCGTCGAGCGTTTGGCATTTGTGCTTTGTTGCGCTAAAGGGATAGCCTGTGTTGCTAGGTGCTTCGCATATCTTACGGATCCACTCTATGCTGGAGTATGTTTATGCTTTGCGCTGCAATAGTTTTTTGTCGGTTAGGCGCAAAATAAACGTGAAGTAAATCAAGATGTGTGTATGAAAAGCGCGTTGAGAGTCGCAAACTATGCGACTTTTTTCTTGATTGAGTTACTTCTTCAGTCACACTGTGTTGGTGAATGTTTTCGCCCCATATTTCAATGCCTTCCGCATGAAACATCCCAACTCCACTTGGTCGATTCTGAAGCCAATCGCTTTCCTATTGGCATTTATGGTGATCGCACACGGAGCAGACTCGGACTTCGACGGCTTGGATGATGCTGTGGAAACCAATACTGGCGTCTTCGTATCGCCGTCAAACACCGGAACGAATCCAAGCGCGGCGGATAGTGATGGAGACGGAGTTCCGGACGGTTTGGAGGTGAAAGAGAAGACTAGTCCGGTGGACGCTACGAAGTTCAATTCTTTCAGTAAGGGCTTGGCGGGCTACTGGGAGTTTGATGCAAGCTATGCCGATACATCAGGAAATCAAATTGATTTTGTAACTACTCCATATTGTGATTTTTCTGTTGGACGAAATAATAATTCGAATGAAAGCCTGAGATTTACAAATATCGCTGGCCGAGCAACATCTTCGAAATCAATCAATATTTCAGAAAACCAAGATAGAACTATTTCTTACTGGTGCAAACTCCCGCAAAGCGGACATACAATATCGGTAGGGTGGGGCACAAACCCAGGCACCCCATCTACTCCAGGGACTGCATCTAGCCTTGTGGTAGATTCGGAAGGAAGGGTCATCCATTGGGGTTCGTATGCCGACATTGAATCAAATGTACGCATTATGCCAAAAATATGGAATCATGTCGTAATCTCCTATAAGAATAACTTTTCTGAGGCGAAAATAGCTATCAATGGAAAAGTTTATAGCCATTTTAATGGTAGTTTAAATACACTAAATCAGCTAAATACAAGCAATACTGCAATTAAAATATCGGGTTACGCATTTGGTGACATTAGTAATCAATCAATGATCGATTCCGTAAGGGTTTACCGAAGAGCTCTAACAGATTTAGAAATTAATCAATTATACAAACGCGAAGCGCCAAAGCTGCAAATCATCGAAGGCAGCTACACTTGGCATCAGGCCAAGGCCGATGCGGAATCACGGGGCGGAAGGCTGGCGGAACTGGATACACAGTTCAAGATTGATGAAGCAAACCGAGTTTTATCAGCACTCGGAAGCTGGCCTGAGATTTGGATTGGAATGACAGACGAAGCCCAGGAAGGCCTGTGGCGATGGGTATCTGGATCAATTGTTTCGAATGCACCATGGAGCCCTACAGAGCCGAACGGATCTGGTAATTACGGGCTTATCTACGGATCAGGCCATGCAGTTTCTGGATTATGGGATGACCAGCCTTCATCTAATTCGAAATCATATTTTCTAGAGACTCTCAGAACTATTTGGATTGATACCTCGATTCAAAATGGCTCGATCACCGGCTCCGGCCAATACGAGACAAACACCACGGCCACCCTCACCGCCACGCCCAACCTTGGCTACCGCTTCACCGGCTGGACCGGCGATGCCTCGGGCACGACCAATCCGCTGACCATCACCATGGACGCCGACAAGACGGTCGGGGCCACCTTCGAAAAGGACCTTTCCGACACCGACAGCGACGGTCTCACCGCCTACGACGAACTGGTGGTTTACGCCACCAACCCAGCACTCGCCGACACCGATGGAGATGGCCTCAACGATGGTGCGGAAGTGGCCCAAGGTCGCAGCCCTAAAACGGCGGAACCTGTCATCACGAACATCACTGCAACGCAGCGATCGGGAATGAAGTTTGTGGATATCAGCTATGATCTTTCGTCCTTAACGCCAACGGTGAAGGTCACGCTGGAAATTTCTAGGGATGGAGGACTCACATACAATGTCCCTGTCACGTCGACTACGGGTGCAATTGGTGACGGTGTCACAGTTGGAACAGACAAAACAATTGCATGGAACGCAGGCGTGGATTGGGACAGCAATTTCAGCAACCAAATGCGTTTCCGTTTGGTAGCCGATGATTTGCAGGTTCCGGGGTTTTCGTTGATTCCTGCCGGGGCCTTTACGATGGGACGCACGAGCGGTGATACGGATGCCGATGCTCCGCCTGTGAATGTGACTGTGAGCCAATTTTACATGGGAAAATATGAGGTAACTAAAGGAGATTGGGATGAGGTGAGGGCATGGGCCGTCAATAATGGTTATACGGATTTGGCCGCAGGTGAGGGCAAAGCGAGCAATCATCCCGTGCAGACCGTGAGTTGGTGGGACGTGATCAAATGGTGCAATGCGCGAAGCCAGAAAGAGGGGTTGACTCCATGCTACACGGTAAGTGGATTAGTAATGAAGACGGGCACGACAGCACCAACGGTGAACTGGACAGCGAATGGTTATCGCCTTCCCACAGAGGCAGAGTGGGAAAAAGCCGCGCGTGGAGGAGTGAGCGGGAAACGTTTTCCTTGGGGAACCGATACGATCAGTCACAGTGAAGCGAATTTCAGAAATATCGGAGGGGAAACTTACCAATCTGGAACTACCGGCTATCATCCCACACATGCGACTGGTTCTACGCCCTACACTTCACCTGTTGGGAGCTTTGCGTCAAATGGTTATGGCTTGCATGACATGGCGGGCAATGTCTGGGAATGGTGCTGGGATTGGTATGGTGCATCGACGTATGTGAATAACGCGACGGATCCTCGTGGTGCTGCTTCGGGCTCGAAGCGGGTTATTCGAGGCGGATGCTGGGGGGATTTAGCCATAATTTGTCGATCCGCTAATCGGGGGAAAGACGTCTTGACAGTTAGGGATACATACTTCGGCTTCCGCGTTGCCCGAAGCAACAGCGTAATACTCGGAGTCAGCAACTCTTCATCGGCTCAAAACACCACGGTCGACATTCGAAACTTTTCTCTCTCGAAAACCACCACGACAAATGGTTCGATTTCAGGT